CGTTCCAATTCAAGGCCGCAGAGCCTACAATCGAAATAGCACCAGCCGCCATAAGAGCCAGACCGAGAGGAAGGTTTACACCTCCAAAAGTCAGTAACGCACCAACAGCCAGCATTGCGCCTCCGACAATAGCAGTCAGCGTTCCCAAAACGGTAGACATGGTATCATTCGTAGACTGCCAATTTACGGTTGCCGAAGTCACAAGGCTTACAGCACCAGCCGCTAAGAGAGCAAGACCAAGAGGCAAACTTACTCCGGTAAACACAAAGAGCGCACCCAAAGCAAGCAATGCACCGCTTACCATACCAGTAAGAGTGCCAATGATTGTTCCGATCTGTTCATTCATGCCGTTCCAATTCAAGGCCGCAGAGCCTACAATCGAAATAGCACCAGCCGCCATAAGTGCAATGCCAAGGGGAACGCTCCCTCCACTAAACGCCAAAAGTGCGCCTACTGCTAAAAGGGAACCCCCTACGATAGCGGTCAGAGTGGCAAGTGCGTCCTTTAACGGTGTGTCGCTTGCGTGCCAGTTCACAGCTACCGCAGTAACAAGGCTTACTGCTCCAACCGCCATTAAAGCAATGCCAAGAGGTACATTTGCCCCTGTAAATGTCAGAAGCGCACCAAGAGCAAGGAAGAAGCCTCCCAGCATACCGGTAATCGTAGCAAGAGTGCTTGCCAGTTGACCGTTCATGCTCCCCCAATTTGCAGAAATCGTACCGACAAGGCCAGCTGCTCCCATGACCATAAGCCCCAATCCAAGAGGAATATTTGCACCGGTCAAAACCATAATTGTTCCGATAGCCAAGGAAAAGCCGGAAACCACAGCGGTTATATCCGCAAGGCTATTCTCAATCATGGCTTTAATTTCACCGACTCGTGTTTGAATTGCTTCCCCGATAAAGTCATACTCGGGAAGCTCGAAATCAAAGCCGTTACCGCCTCCGGCCCCAACACCGGAACCGGCACTTCCGCTATCAGGAGAAAACACATTCAGTTCATCAAACCCAGCGGTGTACTGCTTCAACTTCTTAGCCGCTCCCGCAGCTTCATCAAGACTGTCGGCCATGCTACCGGCTCCGCTGGCTCCTGCCGTGATACCGGAGTAATCAACCTCAGTTAACTCGAACCCAAACAGAGAGGCGATTGCGTCAGCGATCTCCCGGATAACTTCAACAACAGCGATTGCATAGGGAAGAATAGCATTCAGAGCCGGGATGAAGATATTGCCGATGGATCGTGCCGCCATATTAAATTGAGCGGACAGAATACGAAGCTGATTGGCAGGGGACTCCAAGGTTCTTGCCAAATCCCCCTGGGCGGTAGTCACCTGAGTCATGATAGCGTAGTACCGCAACTCGGCCTTTTCAGCCTGAGTCATGGACATAACGCTCTTATCAATTCCCAGGGACAGGGCAACGGCTTCCAACCGGGCCTGAGAGAGATCGTAACCCAACCGGCGTAACGGCTCCAACTCACCGGAGATACCGGACTGTAACTTCTGCATTGCGTCCTCAACAGAAATGTTGAAGAAAGAGGATAGGTCATAACCCAGCTGAGTCAGGTTCTTACTCATAAGGGCCGCTCTCTCCGCCGTGTCACCAAAACCGGTCAGAAGGGTATTGAACACACCCTGATTTCTAATCCAGTCAGATAGGTCAATACCAAGAACCTCACTTACGGCCTGTCCGTAGTCAAAGGCTTCCTGAACATATTCACCCATAGCCACAGTGAACAGGTTCAAATTCTCCTGATACTCATTGGACTTTGTGATAGCCGTGCCGATCATAGAGGCCAACCGACTTAGGCCATAAATCATCGTGCCGAATTTCAGGCCGTTTGCTACTTTGTTCCATGCGCTGGTACTATTGGTAGCCCGTCTGACTGTTCCGTTATACTGCTCCGTGCTTCTAATCAGCCTTTGAATTCTCGAAGGGAACGCAGAGAAGCCATTGGACACTTTCTGCATTTCATCCGCAAAGGGCTTCATAGCTGCGGCCAATTCTTTCATCTGCTGGGTAAACTTATCAATATCAGCCTTTTCCAATTCCTCAATCACGGTAGGGAGCTTTTTGAGCTGATTGATAAAGGTGGTCATATTGGCCTTACCCAACTCAGACAGGGGACGCAGGCCATCAGCAAGGGTTCTGAGCTTATCGCCGTCCGTCCACCGGACATTTGCCAGAGCCGCATTCAGGGCGTTTAACTGATTGGCAATAGAACTGGAAATCTTAATGTTCTTGGCCGACTCCAAGGCTTTCAGACCCGTAGCGATCTGAGTCAACTTCTTAGACACATCTCCGCTATTCAGACCGGAAAGGGCATTCTTCAATTCCCGAATACTCTTACTGGTAGCATTCAGGCCGGTAACACTGGCACCAGTAGCACCCTTCAAACCGCTCAGAGCCTTTTTGAGATTGTTAATCCCGGAAACAGCACCTTCACTGTTCTCCTGAATTTGAAACTCTAAGCCCTGAATTTCAACATTATCGGCCATTTACTCCACCACCCTTCTGCTCTTGAAATTTCCTGTTATGAGCAAGTGCAAAGGCTTCCATATATTTCTTTGCCTTATCGTCACTTTTCTCTTCGGCTTTCTTTTGCTCGGTTTTATCGCCTCGACCATTCAAATCAAAAGGCTTTTTCGGATATGGCCGAGCTTTTGACCCTTTTTTTGCAAACGCTCTTAAAATAGGAGAAACATCGGCCAATGCTTCATAAAAATAAGCCCCTTGTAACCAAGCCTCTTGATTTTTTAAGTCCTGCCGAATTTGCGCAGCTTTGCGATAATATTTAACCAGATCACAGTCCTGTTCCCAGAACTGCTCATAGGTCATTCCGATAGCAAGATAGTACGGAAACAACTCGTAAAACCGCTCGTAAGCGAAACGGGGAGCGGGGCGATTGCCGCCACCGCCCCCCAGATTATCGGACTGCGACTCGCTTACCAGTTCGCAGTCCAGTCCATGTTTCCCTCGTCATCACCATTCTGCTCAGGCTCTTCCATGAGGGACAGAATGGGTTCGTTATACATCTCCACCAGCTTAGGCAGAAGCTCGTCTTTACGGGGCAGACGAGCGTAAATGCGGTCAACCACATCTTTCTTGACCCAGCGGTGGTGTGCAAGGAACGCACCAGCAAACAGAGCGGGAAGCATGGTCATGGGCTTACGCTCAACATCTTCCGCAATAAAGCCCTGCTTCTCCATCGTTTCAACGGTCTTGCGGGTGTATTCCAGCGTATAACTCTCGCCGGAAACGGGGTCTTTAATTGTCAGTGTCTTAGCCATGATAAATCCTCCTTATCATTCAGGCCGATTGTGATTACTCAGCAGAGAAAGTGATCGGGGTGGAAGGGGCAATGGAGATGTTCATGTCCACAACCTCATTCACGCCGCCGCCAACGGGATAGACGGACAACTGGCCGTCAAACTCGAACTTGCCGTTAGAGCCATCAGGAGTCACAACACCGCCGCTCTCCTGACCACCAAACCAGACAGCGTAACTATCGGTCTTACCTTCCAGAGCCTTGAGCTTCTGAAAATCGGTCATATCATAGTTAGCGGTAAAGGACAGACCATCGAGGGACTGAATACCGGCAATATAGGTCTGCATATTGTCAGACAGCGTGGTAGTTTCCAGCATTTCAGGCTCGCCGCCCAGATCAGGAAACTCCTTAATGTCAACCAGCTTTTCATAGGTGTCAGGCTCGGTGCCCTTCTTCATAAGGAAGACCTTGTAGGTGCTAATTGCCATTTCTGTTACCTCCTGTAAAGATTTACACCATCCGTTTCAGCCCGATACCGGGCCACCAGACGGTAAATTGTTGCGTTCTCTAAATTGGGAACTGGGGAAAGGGAAATGCGAGTGAAGTTGCGCCGGTACATGAGATCATCAATGACTTTCATAATGCTCCGGCACTGTGCCTTTTTCCCAGAAGACTTATTGGAGTAGACATTTACCTCATACATGATCGTGGCATACTCTTCGCTGTCACTGGTACTCAGGTGAGTCAGTGTGGGGTAATTGTCCTGCTCCACAATGCTTACATGGGGAAAGGCGGAAGGGGCTTTGACATATTCCCCGCTTGTGTCAATACCCGGAAAGGCTTCCCGAAGGGCTTCGGCAATCGGTGTATAAATCTGATTTTCTACATCAATCATCGAAACACCTCCTGAGCCAGCCGGGGCAAAACCCCTTCTAAATGCTTTACGGTTTCATACATAGACATATTGGCCGGGTTGCCGTGCGTGAGGACTACGGTATTCCCGTTCGGCTTGGTGAACTCAACGCCATTCGTACCGGCTTCACCGTAGTAACCCCATGTCTGTTGTTTACCATGACCGGCTCCATACTCTCCACGGCGCATACCGTGTTCCGCAGCTTCCGGGTGATTGTCTGGGTAAACAACACCTGTTCCGAATTCAATGAAAAGGACAGAGGCACCAACAGCGACAATCGCTCTGGCTCCGGTTGCTCTCTGTTCAACGGACACAGAAACATCATTCGTTCCGTCATATTCCGCTTTCGCAAAATTAGCCGAAGCAACAGACAATCCCTCTTGGGCCAGTCGGTCAAGCAGGATATTTGCACGGGTTTTCAACCAGTTCTGATAGCGTTCAAGCTCCCGAATGGCATTGTCAATCCCGGCCACAGATAGAGGCACTTTAATCGTCTTCACGATACCGTCACCTTGCTTATAGCGTAGGAGATGGAATTCAGGCTCTTAGCCACACGCCGCACGATATAGTCATAGAGGGGATTATCGTCAGCGTCATATTCCGGCTCTTTATCAACAAACAGCACGGTATTTTCATCAATGGGGCAAGAGAGATCATCAGTGACAATCACCTTGTCATAGGAGATGAAATTACCAAACTGCTCCACCTGAGCCGAACCGGTAGCCGCCGACACATTATCCCGACGCTGGACAGCGGCCTTATAGACCACACGGCTATCTCCTGTTTCATTACCGTCCTCGTCCCGAACCGGCTCTTTCTTGTCATAAAGCAAGTACCAATAGGACGATTTATTACGCTCCATGATCTTCATGAGGTCGAGTCCCCCTTGATGACGCTGGCAAAGGGAACTATCTCACGCAACAGGGTAGGCGGTACATCTCCATCCTCATAGGAACGGGAAATACCATTCTCACTGTGCGCCGTTTCTCCCTCCGCACCACGCTTATTCACAAGGTAAGCTGCAATCTCTACCTGATTGAAGTCATACCGGGGCGGAACGGTGGTAACAATTTCGTCAAAGGGATAAGCCCTCCGGCAAACCTTATTTGCGGCGATAGAAAGGTAGACAGAAAGCATGGCTTCATCTGTTTCGCCGGTCATGGTCTTCAACATGGACAGTTTTTCAGCGTCAGTCATGATTTCTGTCATCCCTTTCCATCAAAATTTCTCTTTAACCCGCAGAACCACCGGGGAAGTCAGCCGCATTCGCCACATACACGCTACGGCTGTAAGTGGGAGCGGTGAACTCGGTAGAGATACCGGTAAACTTGCCGTGATACCACTCGGGGCCGTGGTCAAGGCCGATCTGACCGAAGAGCTGATACTTCTCACCGGCACCAACCTTGGCAAGAGGCTCCAGGAAGAAATTGCCCTTACCGGGAACAGGCTGATAAACGGGAGCAATCACATTCAGGTTCAGAAGCAGAGCCGTACCAGCAGGAAGACACTCGCCCAGGTACAGGTAGACAACACCGATGGGAGTAACCACACTGGACAGAGCGATACCATTGATCTCCCGAGCGGCGGGAACCACAGTAAGACCGTTCTGCACAGCATCAGCGTTGACCTGAAACAGAGTCACAGCGTCACACCACAGGCACAGGCCATCGGTGGGGGCATTGGCACCGTAAATCTTCTTCACCATGTCGGCAATATCCCACAGGCCGAGAGGCTTGCTGGACATGGCGGTGACATTGGTGGTAATGGCCTCCACCAGTCCACGGGTCTTGTTCACGGTAGCGTCAGAGTTGGCCTTGTTGTAGGTGCCCTGAATGAAGGTAAACTCAATGTCCCGGTTGACCTTCTGCATTTTCGCCGCAACCTGGAAGTCCAGCTCATTGATCGGGTTAGCCTGCTGACCGGCCACATTCAGGCCGCTCAGAGTACCCATATTGGACTGCTTGGCATAGGAAATGCCTACGGACTCCTGGAAAATCTGAGTCACATTGGTCTTCTGAGTCCGGGTGACAACGGTAGCGTCAGGGGCGGTCAGGGAGGCAGTTTCACTGATAGAGGGCTGTGCGCCGCCTCCGGTGGTGTACTCCTGACCGGTCACGAACTCAACATGATTGGTGGTCTTCGCCCTGCCGCCGATGATGGAGGACAGGGGGCACCGGGTATTGCCCTTGTTGAAGAGCATACCGGAGTAGTTCAATACTCCAAAACTGGTAGCAAAAACATCTGCCATGAGTCATTCTCCTTTACTGTCAAGACTTGTTCTGTTCAGCCTCTTCCTGCGCTCTCAGGCGGTTGTAGTAGGCAACAGCGGCCAGATCACCGTTCTTCTGCGCCTCTTCGATCTTTTTGTCGTAGTCAATCGCACCGCCACCAGAACCAGCACCGGGAGTAGGCTTGGGGGTTTTCTTCAAAGCGTCAGCTTTGACCTTCTTCGCATACTCTTCGAGGAACTTGCTCTGATTGGCAAAGACCTTAGCACTGTCACCATCGGCAAGAGCCTGAGCGGTTTCCTCAGCCAGAGCTTCATCGTAGCCCTGAGCAACGAACTTGGCCTTATACTCCGAAACGGTCTTACCCTTACGGAGATCGGCAAGCTCTTGTTCCATCTGGGCCAACTTGTCAGCGTCCTCCTGCTTCTTCTTTTCCTCTTCGGACAGAAGAGCATTGTGCTTACGCTTCCACTCAGCGGCCTCAGAATTTGCCTTGGAAAGAGCGTTCTTCTGCTTTTCCAGCTCTGCGGCATTATCCTCGTACTCAAAAGCCTCCAAAGCGGCGAGCTTCTGTTCCGGGGTCATGTCCGCATAACCTTCGATCAAACTGGTGTCAATCTTTGCCATAACAAATACCTCCTGCGTTTAACAAGGCTGTTCCCTCAGCACTATTTTCCGTTTTTGGTAGGGTTTTCTCCCTTTTGCGTTTTTAGGTCTTCACTGACCATTTCAAGCCTTACGGCATTAAAATCAAAAACAAAACGGGCTATCGGCAAGAGCGTTTCCACTCTCACCAATAGCCCGTAATGGCTGTTACCGTTATCTCGCTATAACGGCCTCATATTTCTTTTTACTAACTGTTTCCCAAAGAACCAGCCTCCCATTTCTCACGGCAAGTTCAACACCCTTGCCACGGGAAAGGATTTCATTCATCGTCCGAACCGCTTCCGGTGTCACCAGAACTGGACTTTTGACCTCCGGGTTCATTTCCTCCATTCCCTCCATCCGGGTTCTGTTTAGAAGCAAGCTCTAAGGCTTTCTTCTCCTGCTCCTTTGCGTACTCCATGCTCATGTTGTAAGCAATCTGCGGGTCAGTGAACATACCACAATGAGTAAAAGCCAGCTGCGGAGCAATCTTGGAGTTATTCAACATAGCGATCAGGACATTTGCCTTTTCGGTGATATTCTCATAATTGCGGCGAGTAAACCGAATTTCCACCGCCGACAACTTCAACTCTAAGTCCCCAAGATCACTACAAATCCGAAGCAGGAGCTTTAAGAACTCCTTCTCGGACTTCTTGAACATCAGTTCACTGTCCTTGGCTCTGGCTTCTGCCGCCGACCAACCATCCCGCATGATGACTGCGGAACCGGTATCACTGGTGGAAGAACCACCATTACGGTTCGGCATTCCGCAGATCATAAGGACGGTATCATACATATCGTCCACCAGTGTTTGAGTCTGGCTTTGATTTAACTCAGCGGTCAAATACTGAATTTCCGCCTTTAGGGAAGGGTCAATATCCTTGAATTTGATTGCTCCCTCTTCCCGCAGCTCTTTATAATCCTCAGAGGTAATGTCCACATTGTGGAAGAGCATGAGGGCCTGAATGAACTGCTCCACGCCATCCAGCCGGTTAGACTCTACGGTATTGATAGCGTCCAACAGGGGAAGGACAATCTCAAAGGCACCCAGGCGAGCATTATTCGCCGGATATTCGATAATTGGAATACCCAAAATCTGTTCTTCACTTCGCAGAATATTCCAAGTATTGGTGATCTCGAAGAAGTGATTATGCGTGTAGCAGCTGAACAGAAGAGTACCGTCTTCCAACAGAACATACTTCACGCCCATCTTGGCCGGTGTCCCAAGGGAAGTGCTATACACCACAAAGGAATACCGAGGGTCAAGAGTGAAAATCTCAGCGGGGCACTCATCCTCTTCCACATTGGCCTCACTATCAGGAAGAACCATGCGGTACGAAGTACCGGCAATATGCGACCAATCAGCCAACTCTTTGTCCTTGGCAGCTTTGTTCTCGGAGAGCATATAATCATTCAGCCTTGTCACGCTGTCGGTGACTGCTTTATCATCACCACGAGCGACATACTGAACCGGCTCTCCCATCAGATAACCGACCTTGAAAGAAACAATCTCATTGGCCCGGTTTTCAACCACAGTGTTGTTGATCTCAGGTCGAACCTCTTTCCTTCGGTACAGAATAGGCTGATCTCCCTTATAGTACCGATAGAGATAATCAATCTCGGCCCGGTTTTGAAGATGAATAGCAAGTGCCTTTTGCAGAACACTCACAACATTTCCATCCGTGATTTCCTCTACATCGGTATAAATCACTCTACGACCGCACAGAGGCTTCATTCTGCAAAGACACCTCCCCTCTACCTACTTCATCACTATTCATTATACCGAATACTCCAATGCTTGTCAATGCCTAATCTTTCAGAATACCATTGGAGAGCCTAAAAGTCAAAAATTTCTTTTAGCAGGGCCGCTTGAATACCTCAATTTTGCTCCCGGTCAACATACGAATTTCATTTTCCAGAAGGGCAAGAGAGTCCGGTGCGTCATCATGAGGAACTTTACCGCTTCTGGTGTAAGTGGTCAGCTCTTTCATGAAATTCCAATACTGGCTACCCCGCTTGTAAGTGGAAGGGTGTTTGAAGTAAAAATTCTTCTTGATATTGTCGGACGCAAATTCAATTCGGGTTTGCTTGTTTGAAATCGTCCTCTTTGTCCGAATACCAATCGAGTACCCATGCTGGCGAATGATTTCCGCTACATCTCTGGCGTAATACTGACCGGCGTTGTTCGCCTCGAAGGTAGCCGAAGCGACCTTATTCGAGATCAGGCACTTAGCGCACTCCGGTTTTGTAACCTCAGCGGGAGCGTCATCAAAGACCACATCAACAATGTAGACTTCTGTGCCATAGATAACCGCTACCGGCATGGAAGTGGAGTCGGAACCACTCTCAGCGGTATCGCCTACGGCAATGATAGTGTCCGGCTCTCGGTCAGGGGGCAACTCAAAGAAGTAGTTCAATTCATCTTTGTTGAACAGAAGACCCTTGGCCTCAAAAGGCTGTTGCTGGAACTCACTCTCAAACTGCTCCGCAGACAGAAGTTCTCTCTGCTCCCGGAAATAAGCCGTGGTAAACACCTTCTGACCCTCACGCTCATACTCATAATTGCTCTCGTCCGTGATCGGGTCAAGAGCCGGGATTTCAATAGCCCTCCACGACCACCCCTCTCTCTGAGCGTGTTCCTGAATGCGACCAATGGGGTCATAGATGGAGTAGCGAGTACCGGTAAAGACCATGGGAGTGCCCTCAATGGCACGGCCCATAATATCACCGGAGATCACTTCCCATTTATCATCGAGCCGCTGACGGTTCTTCGCCTCTTCACGGCCCTCCACACAGTCATCAAGATAAAGAACATTGGTAGCCTCGGACAAACCTACCTGTCGAGCGTCAATAGAGCGGCACATAATAGTGGGGAACCGGGACTTGGATTTCAGATTGATAATCTTGGTGTCTGCGCCCGTCTGCACCAATCGGGACTCCGGGAACACATCATAGAACAGATACTCATTGGGAGTAGTCAGGTATTCCAGACACCCATTATAGAAGCTCTTTACAAGGTCATCTCCTGTTCCTTCCATCAAGGTTGACCGGTCAGGGTACTTTCCAGAGAGCATATTAACAAAATTGATACCAGTTTGTGACTTACCGGCTCTTTTCGGCATGGATATTGTCAAAAGACGCAGTTTTCCGTCAAGTACATCTTGGAAGCCTTGCACCATGGGTTTCAGGTAGTGCCGTCTGGGGGCGTAGAACCGTTTCTCCGGCTTCCGGTCAAGCTCGATGTAGGTCATGAAAGCGTCAAATTTATAGGGAGCGTCAAATAGAAGACTTTTCCGCCACGCCTCATAGAACTTATCTGCCTCTTTCGGGGAAACAAGGTGTAGTTGTCTGGCACAGAGCCTCCGCAGCTCACCATTCAGTTCATGTGCGCTCTGAAAATCCTCTTCCTCCCACTGACGGCACAGAGATAACAGGTCAACATAGGCCGTGTGGTCATCCGGCTTGTTTTCGATATATCTCTGAATGCCATCTGCGATCTTACGATAATCCATAGAACATCACCTCAAATCGCTCCTGCCGCTCGAAAGGCCGCATAAATCTTGGGAGCCTGACAAGCAAACCAATCTACCATTTCCTCGTTCTGCGCCCACTCGCTATTCTCAGCCAATCCGCTTTCAAACAAAAAAGCGTGAACAATCTCATGCCGGATATTTTTCTTCTCCTGTATTTCCAACCGGCCCTTTTCTCCCTGCTGGCCTCTCTTGTAATTCTCCACCACGATTTCTTTCGTAGTTTCGTCACAAAAGCCGTCACACCCTTCAAGCCTCGGCTCGGCCTGTTCGGTGACAAGGTTGACTGTGTACTCTGTTCCCAAAATATTTACTACCATAATGACCTCCAAAAAAATAAGGGCTACCGGATTTCTCCGATAGCCCGTAGTGGCTGTTACTCTTCCCTATTGAAAGAGCCTGTTTGCTTATGATGATATTTCTACTGTCAACAATTCGCTTCTACTAATCTCAGCAAAATTTGCGTCATTAACGGATAACGAAAATTCCAATTCATCAATCTCACTATAATCAGAAATACCAGCAGTTTCATTATTAAAACTCAAAGTATATACGATTTCTTTTCCACCTTGCATTGTGGCCGGTACACCACTTACAAACTGCACCATTGTACCATTCACAGAAGAGTCCATAAACAAGACCGTTATTTCTTCATCACCAAGATTTTTAAGGGTCAAGTTTATTGCTGACATTCCATCAATAGAGGGTAATTCTCCAACTCCTTCAAATTTTACCTCAACATATTGGTCTTTGTAAATGGTCTGTGCCGAAGTTTCCGTAGTAGGTTGTTCACTCTCAGAAGAAACAGTGCAAGAGCAAAGACCCAATAGCATAAATGAAAAGACGAGATACAGATATTTTTTCATACTCGGGCTTCCTTTCTTACCAAATTGTACCATGTAGAACGGCTTATGCTAAGTTCTCTGCAACAATCTCTCACAGTCATGGAACCGTCTTTTTGTTTTTGAGCGATTTTCTGAAATTGCACCCGGTCAATAGAGATTGGCTTTCTCCCTTCACGATAGGACGGCTCATGTTCCCGCTTATATGCTTTTCCAGCAGAGGTTCTTTCCACAATCATATCCCGCTCGTACTCGGCAAAGGCGAATAGCACTGTTACCATCAGCCTACCCATGGGCGTGTTATCCGCAACACCCATATTCAGGATATTCACCTTAACGCCCATGTCTACCAGTTGTTTTACCAGCAATGACTCTTCCGCAGCTGTTCTGGCAAGTCTATCCAGCTTGCACACTATCAACTCGTCACCGGAAGCCAATAAGGACAGAACCTTGTCAAACCCTTCACGGCTCATTTTCTTGCCGGTATATGTGTCGGTGTAAATGTTTTCCTCTGGTACACCATGCTCTAAAAGAATATCCTTCTGCTCCTGATATGATGTGCCATATAATTTCTGACCTTTAGAACTGACCCGGCCATAGCCATATTTCATTTCTAATCAACGCCTCCTTAACGATTGTTAAGTGAGTTTGATTTTACCTCCTTTGCTGATAGGGGACTCTTCTGAGGGTATATCGGTGGAGAGAAGAGAAGTGAGATCATATTTCTTTTCATCATTTGAAGTAACCTCAAATCCACCCTCTGGTAGACGAGATGTGGCAGGGACAACTACCACTTTATAGTCCATGGCTCTTACCATTTCACTCAGGAGAGATACTGGAATATCTTTTACATTTTTGTTGTTAAGTCTTTCCCAGATAGTAGCATTGCTTACATTGAGTCTTTTTGCTAAAACAGCATTGGAAATCCCGGTTGCTTTCATGATGGCTTTTAGAATTTCACGGCCTCTCATACTATCACGCTCCTTGTGGATTATTATAGCATAAAGAGTTTTATTGTCAAGAGTTATATTGACAACAATTCGCTTGAAATAAAGCCTTTTTATTTTTGTCGGAATTTTCGGCACTCACCCCGCCCCGGCTCCGGCTCGTATATCCCCCGCCCCGGTTCGAGCAGATCAGCCACACGAAAAGGAAAAAAAAACATTGATTTATTGCAATCATGCCCCGGTCAAAACCAATTTCAATTTCAAAATCAAAGAAAATTTTAATTGAAAATCCTTGCAGCTTGTAGATCATACCAGCACATACATAATAAAAGCCCTTGTAACAGGCCATACAAGGCCGCACAAGGGCCGCCTATATGCGGGGCAGTATAGGAACATAGGAAAAGCCCCTTGCAAGACTTTCACGGCCTTGCAAGGGACTCTATTATTTGTTCTTTCTCATGCAATCATAGACCACCATAACAGGGAATAGAAGCAACGCCACAAGTACCATATTACACCGCCTTTTCTACCGGCTGAACCTCGAACAGCTGCAACCATAACCCGCCGATAACATAGCCACAAAAAACCGTTGTTCCGTCCTTCTTGTCCTGATACATTTTTTCCACATGGGAACAACAAAGCCTTTCGCAAAGATCTTTCCGTGGGTGCTTCAATCCGTGGTATGTGTGGCCGTATTGGTCAATAGCCATATACATTTTCATTTTTCAACCCTCCATTTTCACATAAAAGGCCGGATAACGGCCCGTTTCCCCGTTGCAATTATAAAACCGAAACGCATTTACAACCGTTTCAAATTCCCGGTTACGGGGGACAACGGTATTAAAACCATTTGACGCAATAGGGGAAAAGGCTTCCCGCTTGCAATCGCAGAAACAACCCCATATATTGACCGGGGACAACTTGCAAGCACAGAAACGGACTGTTTCCCCGGCATTATACCGGCGTTCTGCTTCCCGCTTGCTAATGCGGATAAATCCGCCCACTTGAATTTTATTCATAGCTGCACCCCCTTAAAAAATCCGGAACAGGTTAGAAGAACGGGCCAGAATAACATAATAGCCGCCCAGCACATTATCCCAGATCAACCCGCCATTCAGCCCATAAATACCACGGCTGAAACCTACTTTCGTATAACTGGCCGGTATCTTTTCCGGCTCTGCCTCTGTCAGATCAACGGCCAAGCCAAGCCGCACAAACTCCCGCAACTCTTTCTTTGTGTACTGTTTCATTTTTCCGCCGCTCCTCTCTTCAATTCCCGGTAAATCAAGTGTGTTAACATCATTTCCGCTTCCCGTTCGGTATATTTTGCCTTTTCCCGCTCCGACTGTTCCAAGATTTCGCCCAGATCATCAACCGCCGAACGATTGTAAAAGTAACAGGTATCGAGGACAGAGGGCAAACCCTGCGCCCAGTCAATGAAAACTTGCTCGTTCGTATACCCTTTTCGGCTCTGGTATTCTGGGGAATAGGCTTTTTCCTCTGCATGAACAGCCAGAATAAACCGGGCCACATTTGGGAAGCTGCAAGGGCCGGAAAAATCATAACCGCATGGGTCGAAATGATCTAAAATGTATTGCCGGATATTCTGCCGGGCTTCTTTCGTTGTCGTTTTCATCGTTTAACCCTCCATTTCTTTATGAGCTGCAATAGCTCTTTCCGCCTTTATATATTCCGCTCCATTTCTCCGGCGTGGCCTTGATACGCTATAATGCGGTATTTCTCCGGCCTTGCGTGGGAAAAGTGCGGGGGTTCAATTTTCAAGGTACAATGTCAAGTGTTTTATTGATGTTTGCATTATATCAAGCGTTTTATTGATTGTCAAGCGTTTTATTGAAAATTCTTCAATTATTTTATTGACGCTTTACCGTGTCCAACAATTCAAGAGAAAATGAACATATACCAGAGGCGGATGGCTCCGGCCCATCTGCCCGGACACCTTCTGCCTGATCTGGGTATAAGAAACCGCCGAACCTCCTATCACGGGAGATCGGCGGTTCTTTCATAGTCGATAGTCGCTGGCCGTTTTCAAAGTCGTTCGGCTCATAGTCGATAGTCGCTGGCGATAGTCGGAAAGTCGCTCACTCTTCCGAGTCATAGTCGCTGGCCGCAGCTTCGATATACTTCTGCTGTAACTCTTCCGCAGAAGCGGCCTCCCCAAGCTGATTGTTCGGGGTAAGAACAACCTCCTGTTTATCCTGATAGCCAAAGTGATTTTTCATCAGGAAGATAGCGGCTACCGGATTGATTTTCCCGTTTTGAGCGTAATCTTCCATTTGAGCGTTCAAAAATTGGTACGCCTTTTTTATAAAGTTACGGCTTTCATTGGGAAGATAGGCACTATCTACACCATTAGCCCAAGCCCAGATAGTTTTTCTATCCACTCCAAAGGCCAAAGCCAGTCCCGCTACACTTGGCTTCATATCGTCCTCAGAACAGATTTGCAGATACATACCAATCCGCTCTTTGACTTGTTCAGGCTCCTTCATGTCAACAGACGGCCAATCCCACATTCTCAAAGAATGTTGAAGATACTTCCGATTGTCACCCGGCTCAGTATGGACACTCATAGCCTCAGTCCGATCAGGACGCTTATTCCCACCAGTACCCTTCGGACGGCCACGGCCCCGAGAGGGAGTCGGTAAATCTACCACTTTATCACTCATAGTCGTTCTCCTTCCACTAATTATTTTCAGTTACCCTTAGTGAGTTTAGTGAATAATTTAGGCTTTTTGCAGTAAAGTCCTCTATATATCACTCTCTATAAGGGGGTTTATACAAGAATTTATAAAAATAGGGGGTAAAAACTGCCTCAAACCCTTGCGCCACAAGGCTTTCCGGTAGTGGAGAGTTTATCACCAAATTCTTCACCAAGCCTCACCAGAAAAATATATTTAGTGACTTACACAAAATATATTTGACTACGCCGGGTACAATACCACCGATGACGCTCCATCTTTTTCTAACCACTGAAAATAAACCATCTTGTCTACTCGGCAAGCGTCCTCAATAGGGTTATCATTCTGGCACATAACCATTTCCACTTGTGCGTCTTCGGGCACCGTACTCAACTTGGCTCTCAATTCCTTAACAGTCATTCCGTTTCCTCCCAATTACAAAGTATCTTCCCTCGGAACTTTCTCGCTCTCCCGAGTAATCCCCACAGACCCTCAGCCTGTTCACCGCAGTTCGGGCAGGACATACCAGCAATATCTTCCAACCTCTTAGGAAAACTCTTACCCTCTTGAACAAAGAGCTGGTGGCCACATTTCCGGCATTCAAACACCGTCATCATGGCTATCTTTCCTCCCACTTTCACAATACTCTCTCGCTCTCTTGCAAAGTCGATCAGTGTCTACGGCGTACCCATCAGGCGCAACTTGGCAAGCTGCACACTCTTCATTACAGGTCAGGCAAGGGCACTCTCCCGAGTAATGTCCGCATTCCTCAAACAGCATAGTCAAGGCTCCTTCTTCAAACCGAACATATCAATCAGTTCATTCATGAACATCTCTGCACACTCTTCATTCCTGAAAGTTGCATAGGCGGTAACGCTGTTGCCCTTCTCAACGCAGAGTCGGGGACGCTTCACATCGGGGAAGGTATAGACCCCGATCTTGACTTTACCATTGCTGATTACAAGACCCACGAGATACACCCTCCTTTTCACATCGAAGGGAGATCATCTTCTCCCTGACCAACTTATCCACCACCCGGCCAACCTCATAGTAACCGGACATAGCTGCGAGGCGGTCTAAATTCTTTTCCGTTTGCGCCGTTACCAGCATGGACACCCGGCGCATATTCTTCTTGTTCATGTCAAACAGTTCCTTTCATACGAATATCCCTGTAAGAAGGGTAGCCATTATAAACGGTCTTTCCTCCGTGCCATTCTGGGTGTGCCTCCATGTCAGCATTAAACCGCTTTGCGCTACACACAAAATAGCCGTTAGACTTACACCAAATTTTATAAGCGTCATAGAGTGCCTTGGCTCTTGTGTAGGCACCTCCGGCCTTTTCACACTTTTCCTCCAAAAACTGTAATACCATATCATTGTCCTTCTCATACTGCTTGACCACCTGACGCATAGCCGGGGACATTTTCAGGCCGAACCGCTTATACTTGAAGTAGCCCTCCAAGAGCCAAGTGAAGATACCCTGCATAGCCTCTGGGGTTTGGAACTCTGTTTTCAGGTTCTTGTCCTGCTCGTCCTCAGAGAAGTGTCGGTTGAACTCGATCACCCTCACACGGTCAGAGGCGAACAGGCTTTTGTCATTGACAGAGGGAAGGTCATTGCAGGAGAGCCAAAGGGTAAACTGCGGGAGGAAGGTGGTAGCGGCTTCATAGAGGTTCCGGGCCTTGATCTCTTCGCCACCGGTGAGCTGCTTGATTGTTTCCTCGTCCAGCCGTCCATACTGATTGCTCTCTGCCATAGTGACAAACCGCTTGCCTTTCAAAGAGGCCAAAACAGGGCTTGCAGCTTCGGCGTTCTTGGAGCGGTCAGACTTGCAGATAATGGACACCGGGGACACGGAGGCATAATCCCCGAGAAGGTGGTGAATGGCACTCAGAAGAGTAGACTTGCCGTTTCTGGTGGTCTTGCCATGCAGGATGAACATACATTCCTCATTGGCCGTACCCAACATGGAGTAACCGAGGGCCTTTTGCAGATAGTCGGCCTTATCTGCGTCATTACAGGTAACTTCCTGAATAAACCGCTCCCATCTGGGGCACTCAGCGTCTTGCAGAGTGTAGTCGAAATTGGTCTGCATGGTCAGAAAGTCGTGCCAATCATGCTCCCGGAACTCCATTTTTTGGAGGTCATAGGTTCCGTTCCGGCAGTTAATGAGGTAGGGATTTGCGTCAAATTCCTCTGCGGTGATCGGCATGACGCTGGCGGCGTCCTTCATGAGTCGGTCACGGAAGCGGCGATCTCCCATCTTAGAGATGAACTTCATGTACTCTCTGCGGCGATCTTCATTGTCAATCTCCCCGCAATAGAGAGCCATCAGGCGGCAAAACTCTTTGATCTTCTCCGCTACCAGTAGAGAGCCAATGTCCTTACGCCACGCACCCTTTGAATAGGTGTACCAACACTTGGCTTCCGGGCAAAACCGAGTATCATTCTGGTAGCACTCAGAAAACAGTTCCGCCATGCCGGACTCGTCCCAAGAATAACCGGTGCCGCTGATCTGGTGACTTCTCTCAGGCTTTGCCTCCTTGATGTAGAACATCTTCTGAGAGAGGTCTTTATCCATGATGTACCGGCCATTAGAGAGCTGAAAAAGTTCCTGCTCTTCGGTAGCCATGATTTCATCTGCCATTTCTTGAAATCCTCCTTACTGCTTTTGCGAGGGAAAGAAGAGAACACTCCTGAGCGTCCTCATGCCATAGAGCGCATTTCTCTTCGGAACACTTACTGCCTACAATCTCTACGGTTGCTTCGGTATTTCCATCCGTATTCATAATGCAAATTGCACCAACCTCCCGCATAGCGGCAAGGTCTTTAGCGGAAATAGGGTCTACATTACGGAATAAAAGAAAATCATCTGCGGCCCCTTTGCGAAACGGACACTCCTTTTTATTTTCCATCGTTTATACCCCCCCATAGAAGAAAGCGTTTTTCAAAGCCTTGTCCACATAGGACATAACCTGTGGTGAAAGAGTACAGATACACTTTTTAACACAGGCTTTGTCGATGACTCGTACCTGTTCACACTCCACCATGCTTGCTTTAATGCCCTTTCCTGTAACAATCACATGGGTAGGCATTTTCATTCTCTTTAACTTGGAGGTAAGAGGGACTACAATCGTGGTGGGAGAGTGTCTGTTGCCAACATCATTCTGCACGATCAGCCACGGTCGGTTTCCACCTTGCACCCGGCTCCCGTCCACGATGGGAACATCAATCAGAACAATGTCCCCACGCCTGAAAGACTTCATATTGAAATTACCTCCTATATCTGGTAACTGAATTTACGATTGTTTCAATCTCACTCCGGGGAAGCGGGGGCTTACACGCTTGCTGATTTGCAAACAGCAACTCTTTGTAAATGTCTGCCTTGGAATACCCCTGATTATGAAGTTGACCGGCCAGCGAAGTAAGGCTCAGGTTTCGGCTTCCGGTGGTAATGGGCGGGTACTCAGGTTTGAGCGTGATCTTGCCATGTTCTGGCTTCCGGTAGATAGGTGAGTATATCCGTTGAGAGGCGGAGCAACCGGCACTCTCTTTCGGAGCGTCAGGAAAATACTTGGACACCACATAGTCAACCGCTTCCTGATTTTCAATGATCTCCGAATAAAGCAGGACATTCCCGGTCATGATAAAGTATCGGCTACTCCGATAGATTTCTACGCCATTACGATTATTGCGGCCTTTGAAGGGGAGATTACCTTTCAGAAGGATATGAACCCCTCGTCCGCTCCGGCTCTTCTCGGTGTAGGAGTGGCAATGGCTGATAATGTCTGAGGCCAGTTGATTTAACAGGCTGTCGGCAAAACCATCGTCAATGTCAATCCCGATAAGACCATCATCGTTGAAAACATACCCTATCCCGTCATAAATGCCGTTTGCCACATTCAGCACAGCACAGTCAAAAGTGCCCCAAGTGTCAGGTAGGACAGAGGACGCAGCTTTCTTCTGGCCGGTCTGCATGGGAACCTTAGAGCCGTTCCACACATTGACCCATTGTGTTTTCTGCTTTAGTTCGGTAGGTATCTTTTCATACATGACTGGCACCTCTCAACTCTCATAAGGGGATTGCAGACTCCAATCCCAAATTTGACCTCCCTCATAGGCATTGCGGAAATAATTGTGTTCTCCATCTCCGGTAAACCACATATAGTCCGAGGGGAGAACTCGGCCAACATCGGTTTCTCCGGCTTTCTCGGCATACCACCGGGTTAAAACATCTTCGCATAAGGCTTTAATTTCATCATCAATCGGGTTATCTATATCATATCCAGCGAATTGATAAGGAGAGGTTACTACCATGACGATGTTCCCATAACCATAGTCCACCCGGTTCAGCGCACACCACACACAGGCCGCTTTCTCTGTATCAGAGGGAATGCCCCTCGCCTCTCCCCATACCATCTTCGAGAGGACAGTGATCTCTTCCTCTGACCACGGTGAGAGAGAGGGAGAGGGGCTTTCTATCTGGTCAACCGGTTCGGTCTGAGTGGGAGGCTCCTGCTCATTGGGAACAGGCTCTGACGCACAGGAGGACAACAGGAGAAGGAAAATCGCAAGGAAGATCAACCAGACTTTATTCGTCATCGGTCTTTTTCTTCCGGGAAGAGGTCTTCACCGTAGCGAAGAAATACTTCCCGTCCACGCAGACCGGATAGCCGGGAAACCGGTTGCTGGCTCTCTTCTTGCCCTCGTTGTAAATCTGCTCCGCAGCTGCAATAGGCATTTCGCCGGACACATGATCGGCACCGGCCACCATGATATACGGGACTTTCCCGTTATTGTTCACGAATGTCATGAAGACTTCCCCTTTCTCTATTCCACGCTTCCACATCGACACCAATTTTCTTCAACTGCTCCTTACAGAGCCATGTGTAGTCATCCGGCATTTCGTAATGCTGGATAAGCCGGTCATGTTCTACTGAAAAAGCCTCATAGAACCGGCGTAACCGCTTAGGGCCAAATCCAAGGTGAACCATGAGGGTATAGAGAACCATAGCGTCAATATCATCGGTGTACCGTCTATCGGCCTCAATGATTTGCCGATTGATCTCCATATCCATAGCCTTTTTCTCGGCGGCGGTGAATATTGCCCCGTAAACCTTTCCTCCGGCCTTTTTAACAATCATGGCTTACACCTCAATGTCCTCAAAGAAGACCGGGTATCTGACCGATAAGAGGTCATAAAGCATTCTGGCAACCCGGCGCATATCCGGGTGAGCGGCGGGAGCGGTACGGAGTTTGATGAAGTGCCGCCATTCCCGGAGATTGGCCGTCATGACCACTTCGGTTTTCAGACTGTTCGGTAACACAGACCGGGCCTCCTGCGGAGAACAACCAATGTCCAAGAGGGTAAAGTAATTTTCCTCAGCCTCCGAACAAGCCTTTTTCCACACGGTATAGGGGTAATACCCAGGAGAAGTCCACGCCGGAGAGATAACGGTGATCTCCGTACCGAACTGCTCTTTGCTGTAATTGCAGTACCGGGTAGACTCCTGACAATAGGAGGCCAGCCGGTGGCGGACGATCTCATGACTCACTCCCCGATCACAGATAAACCGGACGGTCACAACACCGTGTTCAATGACGGCCTCATGGCCTCGCTTCAAAATGTTCCTGACAAACTTCTCTGCACTGTCCTCGGTGATCTTGCTCTCGGATTTGTAGCAAGTGCGCCCAGCCTGTTCAATCAGAGAGAGAATGTTCGGATAAGAGGGAGCATTGACAAGCTCCACGCAGGGTTCGATAATCTTCATGGTCAGACTCCTTCCACATGACTTGCCAGCATATCCGCTTGGTGCGTCCAAAGGACATTCGGATAGGCTCTTACCGCTCTGGTGTAATCGTTCCATTCCTCTTTCGGGCAAAAGGCTCCCATGTGATACCTGATACACATGATCTCTTCCTCAGTCAGAGCGTAGAACTGAGAGAGAAGCATGACTGACTTATCTCCGTGCCCTTTCAGAAGAGTGTCCGGGTTATATTCCCACTCATGCTCGGAATACAGTTCAGTTCCGTCCAAAAGGTGAAGGTCTAACTTCGGGTGACGGTACTGGTCAATCTTACAGAGATCGTGGAACATTCCCACCAGATAGGGAGAGCGGCAATCCTTCCACTTTAACTGACAACTTTCGGTCAGGCCAACCAAGTGCTTTGCCACGGAGAGGGAGTGGTCAAAGAGGCCACCTTCATAATTCCCGTGATACTTGGTGGAGGCAGGGGCACAGAAAAAGCCGTTTTTCGTAAGCCAGTCAATCATGTTGACTGTAACTAAAGGGCTTCCGTCCGGGAGTTTCATGAAACCCAAAAGGGCATTGAGCCTTTGATTGTCAGTCATGACAGGCACCTCCCTCGTATTCGGGCCGGTGAACGCTTCTCTCGGAGTCAAACCCTTCCGGGTATCTCTTCCGCAGCTTCGCAACATTGGCCGCAAAAATGTCATCCAAGTTCTTTCCGATTGCGGAAGCTGTAATTGCCAGATACCACGCTACATCACCAAGTTCCTCAGCAATGTGTTCGGTATCGAGAGGGTGTCCCTGAAAGGTTGCTTTCTTGATAATGTCAGCCACTTCACCGGCCTCACCACATAACCCAAGTGCGCCGTTCATTATCATGCTGTGTTCGGAATAATTCATGTCAGCCGTTCTCAGAGCGGCCTTTTGGTACTCATTTACCGTCATGATTGGCAACCTCCATTTCCAGCACAGTCATGATTGCGTAATTTGCAAGGTCAATCAGCGTATCCCTGATAGACTCGTCATCAACCTTCTGTTCCCCGGAACGGGAAAGGGTCTTAAACCGGTTGAACTTATCTCCCAACCTGATACGGGCCATAGCCATACCTTCTTCAACAAAGGTCTGGTGAAAACTGTCCCCGTAATCATGATTTTTCCGGGCATAGAGATCATTGATTTCCTCGCAAATCTCCCGGTGCATTTGCACCTTTGTCTTTGTCGTGGTCAAAGTATCTTATCCTCACTTTCCGCAGTTTTTTCAACAAACCATTGGAGAGGGAGAGGGTAGATAACCGCTCTCCCTCGTCCGGTTTCACCCTAACAGGGCATTCAGGTCAAAAGAGGGCTTCTTTGCCGTCTGAGAGGCCGCAGGAGCGGGTTTAGAGGCCGGTGCGGGTGAGGGGGCTTCTCCTTCATCCCAGCCCTCAGAGGGCCGCTTATCGGCCAGCCGAGCGAATGTGACGGTCTTATCCGGCTTGTTCTTGTTCGGCTGAACATCATGCTCCACATCACACTCAATGAAGCACCCAACGAGGTCTTCATGGTCGATCTCAGTCAGGGAGAAATCATTGAGAGCGGTTTTGGCAAAGTAACTGAAAGCGTTCAGGGCACCTTCATTGGGAGAGCCATCGGTTTTCAGCAGGGAGAAGCGTTCAATGTGCTTGGCTCCGCTCTGAGTCTGCATGGTGATCTCCAACTTGCCAAAGGCTTCCTTGTAGTTGACCGCTGTGATTTTGAACACATGAGTCCCTTCGGGAATGAGGGTAAATCCCTCACTCAGTCCAATTTTCGCCATTATAGGTGTCCTCCTTAAACTTCAAGGTTTACCGGGAAGATGATACCTACAAGTTCGTCTTCATCATCCGGCAACTCGGGATATTGTTTGACCAACAGAGCCTTAGCCACGGTAGAATTCGTGTCAAGGTCATAGGCATACAGGATTTCGCACAGGTCGGACTTCTCAATCAAAGACCAGTCATCATTACTGATCTTGATGGACATAGTGCCGTCCTTGGTCTTGAAGATCCGAATGCAATCTTTAATACCGCCATCGGGGAAGGGCATAATGGCTTCTGCCAGTTCTGCGTATTCGGTATGACCGATCTGGTCAATCATCTTGGAGATTGCTTTCGGCATTTCCTGAATGGCCGCAGCTGTCACGCTCTTCACCGTAACGGGAATTCGCATGAACACGGAAGGAGAGGCCAGCCAGCGGTCACAGATAGGGAGATCACTAATCGGCTGATTGTAGATAACGCCGCTGGAAGCAAGGGACTTCACAAATTTCTCAAACTTCATAGCGCACCTCTCACTTTTTCTTGCTGACCCAGATAGCATAGACAATGCTTGCCATCAACTCTACCATAACGGTAGCCAGAACACCGGCCACAAAGGGGTCAATATACATCGTTCAGTCCTCCTTAATCGCTTTCGGGGTAATCCGGTAACTGTCTTCCATGGTGGTGTACTTCTCCAACACACCGTCCGCTTTCATAGCGTCCTTATTGATCTTAGAGGTAGAAGTACGGCTGACCTCCCAAGTGTAAGCCTTACCGGTGATAGACACCTTCTTATCCCCATCCCGGAACTGCGACATAGCAGACTTTTTAATCATATCGGTCAGGGTCTTATACCGCTTCTCGTCCTCGGCCACCTCTGCGGCATGGGCGTCCAGTTTGGCTTTCAGGGCTTCCGCCTCGGACACCAGATCGGCCAAGTCCGTTTCCGGGGACAGGTTATTGGTACGGAGAACCTTCAAGATTTCTGCGTCCTGCTTCTCGTCATAAGCGGGAGAGAGGCCGGTTTCCACATGGTCTTTCCACCATTTCAGAGCCGGTTTCACATACCGCTTCTCGAAGTCCGGGTAACGCTCGGACACCTTGAAAGGCCGAGTAATGGTGTTTGCGGAACTGCACACAAAGTTTTCCGGGGCCTCGTAGTCAGAGGGGTCAAGGAAGGAGGCCACCATGATAACGCTGTCCACTCCCAGAAGGTGAGCATAGAGCGCAGCTTGCAGGGCATAATACTCGGGAATGTCCTCAGCCCAATCCTCTACCCGCTTGGAGGTCTTCATTTCAAGGACAGCCATGGGCTTACCGGTCTTGTCGCACAGCAGGTAGTCCCACATACCACCGAAGACAGCCACATCAGGGAAGAAGTCACCAAAGGTTCTTTTGAAGTAATCCTCCCCGAACCGGTCAGTCGGAGTCACCAGATTGCTCATAAAGTAGGTGTTCTTCATGTACTCCGCCTGTTTCGGTTCGATGATCTTACCGGCTCTGGTGTAAATGGTGTCTTCAAAGGTCTTCTGGTAGGTACGAGTGATCTCGCACCATACCTCAAAGGGAGTAGACCACGGGTTCAGCCCCAAAACGGTAGCAAACCGAGTTGCCGTCAACTTCTTAGGACGCTTGGGCGGAACAATCTGAATTTTGTTGTCAAGCCATTCCATGATTAACCCTCCTGTGCTTCATAGGCCGTCAGCATATCTGCAACTCCGGCAATCAACTGGTCACACACATCAGCGGTGATCTTTGTGAACCCCTCAGTTTTCACCGCAACACTCTGGACAAAGGACTCCTGATCGGGGTCAAGTTCCATGAGCTTTTTCAGGGAGGTTTTCAGATTGGCAATCTGTTCCTCACTGGCGGCATTCTCAGGAGCGGAAGTCAGCTCAGACTTGATCTCCTGCCGCTGTTCCTGCGTGACAGGGGCTTTCCGGGTCTTCTTGGGAGCGGGAGTAGGAGCGTCCTGACCATCCTCTCCACCGGAGATATTGTCAATGCTGTCGGCCTCGATAATGTCAAGAACCAACTGCCAGAGATACCGGCGAATGTAGGTGATAGAACTGCCAAGGGCCTGCATTTCATTCGTAACCACCTTGCCGGTGTTCGAGATGATCGGGGCAATCTGGGTGAAAGGAACCTCAAAGACAACCGGCTCTTCCTCACGGTCATCACAGTTATAGACCTTGGCGGTAGCGAAGTCCTTGCCAACGGTGGGAACCATCAGAAGACCAACCTCGGCAAAGATGGACTCTGCGGTGGGAACAATGTCTTGCAGCTCGAAGTACATGAACTCCAAGTGAATGTTCTTACCGGTCTTCTTCACCCCGGCTTGCAGGAACTTCAACCGGGCCAGCTGCAACTTTGCAAGGGCATTCATGGTGCTGTAATCAACAGCGGGAGCGGGAGTTTTGGTAGCCATCTGTTATACCTCCTGAAACTTCTTCAAAAATTTGTGAGAGCTGATATATTCGTTCATCTTAGCTCTCTGCTTTCCTGCGGCCCTGCGGCGGCTAAAGAAAAGCCGTCTGCGTTCCGCTCTTCCGGGATTTTTCTTCATATTGAACCCTCCAATAATTTCAAAAGATTTCTTTTTGTGACGGCAACCATTGTGTCACCGCTCAACATCTTCCATCGGAACTTCCGATCTTTCGGTACGAGATCAAGGTCTTCTGCTTGGAAACGGAGATCGAAGTCATGAACCGTATGACCGTCTGCGTGAAAGGAAACAGGGGAGTCCCTATCCCACTTCAAGAGAAGTTTCCACAGGTCAGGGTACTCTTTTCTAAGAATTCGCAGCTGGTCTATCCCTTGATTGTGACAAAACCAACACCCCCCCCGTGTTGCCGTGGTATAAATCGGAGATAGTAGTCCTCGCTCTTCACACCACTTCCGGCAATCGGCCTCTGTCCATCCGATTTCCACTAAGGGCATTTTGAACCCCGGTTTATCATGCCTCTGTATGCGCTCAGGCTCGTCAGCGGCTATGCCAAGGTACTGCACAATATTTGTTCCGGCTCCTTGTGCAAGGGAGCTGCGTGAAAACCCGGCGTTTGAGGTCGCTGGTACACCACGGGCCTTTGATGATCGGGAACCCGAGGATAAGACCCGTCTTTGAGTTTCTTGCACCATGCGCTGACCGTAAACGGGAACCCGTTGCAGATTTCGAAGTTTGAGTCTGCTGTTGCACCATGGAGCGAGGCGGGGTGGGAACCCGGCAATCGGAGATACCCCCCCCCTTCACCGAAACGATCTAAGGTCTTTTTCTTCCTTACCGGGATATGGTAAAACAGTTTCTCATAAGTCAACTTTTCACCGTTCCGAACGGCACATTGATGTTCTACCTCAATCCCATACCGCTCTCGAATGATTTCATCGGCTTTTGCTTTGAATTGAACCATTGGAGGTAGATCAGCCGGAATATCATCGGTAGCCCAAACCTCAGCATGGGTAATTCGGTCAAGCGGCCAACCAAGCTCTTCAATGGCTCCCAAACAAGCCAAACTGTCCTTACCATAGGAGAGCGAAAGAACATACTCGGTGTTAGGTTCTCTTTGCATACCCTATCCCTCCAATAAGGATAACAGGGTTTTCTTCACCTTGTTCACCTTCCGGGTATTCCTCTTAGGAGGCTTCTGCCCGAGAAAATCACGGACATACCGCTTTGCCAGCCGGATATACCAATCACGGTCAACTACATCAATGCTTAGGTGATTATCATTGTCCACTACACACCTTGAAGGAAGACCGGCGATCTTGACCGGAGTGCCGGTGGTGAGGTGCATTTTGTAGAGCGTCCCGAACCGGTGATCTTCGGTAGCATACACACGGTTGACCTTCTGCACAACATTCAATTCTCCGTCAACTTCATGAAGAGCGTCACCATACTTACTTCCGGCCTTGGCTACCAACTGGAAATCTAAGAGCCGATCACACTCCATAATGGTCTTCTCTACCGGTACACCGTAGGCCAGATAATCCTTGACGGCCCTGGCTACCACACAAGCATTGTTGTTGATGTTGAACGCTCCTGCTGGTGCAATGCCCCGAACAAGAACCCCGCCTTTGATTTTCGGCTCCCCCTCGAAGGGAACCTCTACATAATTGTTCACATCTTTCTGGCAGATCATCTTTATCAGGTCTTCTTCCAACTCGAACCCGGTACGCTGTTCCCATTCCTGAGTGATTTCCTGATACCGGGTAACATCGGAGTCATCAAGGCTAACCATGATACCATCAGTGTTAAGCTGGATGATTTTCAGCGTGGGGCATTCCTGAGTGAGATGGACGGCCATTTCAAGTAGCTGCAACTGGCCTGAGATACATACTGACCGGCCCATGAGAGGGTCATAGAGGTCATTGTACTGATTGAGCATAGCCCCGTAGGTGGTGTTCAGAACCAGTTTCAGAGCGTTTGCCGTAGCCTTATCCCCTGACTTCTTCGCCTTGACACGCCGCTCAATGGTGGCGGCATACACATCGGGAGAGGGAATGTTCCGGCTACAATACCCATTCAAGATCATCTGGTGAGGGTAGTAACTGGCAACATCTTTATTCCGAATGGAGCGAGTTTCCGTGGCTTCTTCCCGGTAACAGGGAATTGCGCCGTGAATACCTCCGTAGGCAATCGTGCAAGGGCAATCTCCCACGGTGATCTCCAACTTTTCCTTGAACACTACCTCATTGGGAATGCTCATGTCTTTCAGCCGGTCAAAGAAGTCAAACACCTTTTGCGGGATATACTGCTTCAACAGAGCCGGTGGGTACTGGTACTCACGCTCGTCATAGTGGGGCTTCGGTTCTGCGTCAAGGTAAGCTGCGGTCAACTTGGCATTGGTCATATAGAGGGCCTTTGCTGGGTAAATTCCCTTTTCTTTCCCCAGAGTAAGTTTGCTGGAAAGATAACCCTGCCGCAGATCGTCCAACTGGTCAGTTGCGTCTACATCGTGCTTGCAGTAAAAAATGACTTCATCAAGTTCCTGCTGAGTGAGAGGCCGGTTGATGTTAAAACTTACCGTTGTTTCTCGAATATCCATCCCCAAGTGCGCTTCAATGGCTTTCAGGGATAGACCCATCTGGCAGTCATCCATGAGATCATATTGGTCAAAATAGACCCGGCTCTCACGCAGATCAGGGTGTTCCCACCCCTCATGTCCCTGCACGATGATAAAATCGTTGACTGCTTTGACCTGTTCCGGGGTATAATCACAGAGGACGGCTTTCAAAATGAACTGGTCATAGTGCTTATTATTGAAGCCTCCCAAAAGGGGTTCTTGCTCCATGAACTGGCGCACAGCCTCATTATCGTTGTGGATGACCGTGTACTCTTTCGTGGTCTTGTGCTTAAAAACAAAGAGCCAATCGAAAGCGAAAACCTCACAGTCAAAAATATAGCGATCATCAATCATCTTTCACACAGGCACCTCCTTTTACAAATTTCCCCATTGGTCAACCATGGCCTTTGCAATACCGGGGAAGGTCTTAGACGCTGTTACAGGGTCATGTGCCGTTCCTTTTGACCCTCCGCCTCCACGAGAAAAAGCCCCTGTATTGCTGGGAAGAAATGGAGTGTGTTCAGTCATGATTTTTGTAGGTTGAAGAGGCGGCAAGCCTTTCAGCCACAAGAGCGTTGCTTTACTGTATGGATGACCATATTCGTAGGGTTGAATGACCTGTGTAGGGGGGGGAGTCTTACAACTTTCAATGGCCTTGGGTTCTCAACACAAATTCTGGGACAATCGGCCATTAAAAATCTCATGAAAAACGCTTTCGCTTTCATAGCGAGGTCATAGCGTTCTTGTGACAACTCTCCTGCCTTGGGGTACATCCATCTGGCTCCTGCCTTGCTCATGTAGGTACAAGGTGGATGGGCGATAATCATATCCCACTTGATTTTCAGAATTTCAAGAGCGTCCGCCCGAAGATGATACTCAGGGTGTCCACCACTACACTCTACAAGATCACAACTATAAGCCTCGTGCCCGGCCTCCCGGAATGCGTTCGCCACGGTCTGGCTCTCTTCACAAGCAACAAGAACTCTCACCTTACCGCCCCCTCTAACCAATGACAGCCAAGTTTGCGGTAAGTGGTACAGCGTTTCTTGAAGCTACGGACGAGATACTGAATGCCGTTGTCCACATAATCATAGACAACAGGTGTCACCTTTCCTTCAAAGGTACGGGCAACCCGGCCCACACTCTGGGCGATCACGGCATAATCTTTTTGGGGAGTCACTAAATAGAGCCGGTCAAGCCGTGGAATGTCCAGCCCCTCTTTTGCCAAAGCATAGGTGGCGAAGAGGAAGTGTTTCTTACCGGCTCTCATATCCTCGATGGCTTTTTCTCTTTGAGCTTTACCCTTTTTGGAAGTCATCTTCCCATCTACCATGACTGACTTATCTCTCAGTTCTTTTGGTAAATGCTTCATGAGATATTCCAAGTGAGAGAGCCTATCGGAGAGAATGAGATTGTAGTGACTGCCATTAGTCACCAGATCACAGACAATTTGCCCGTTCCGGCGAAAATCCTCAGTCAAATAATTTACCAGTTTGGCATAGATGATTGTGCCGTCCGTATCAAGGAACTCTTTGCTCAGGCCAATTTGCGTGTACCGGGGAAGAATGTCAACTGTCATGATCTTGTCCGCTACGGCCTCGTCCGGCACTTGATAGGCTATCTTTCCGAGTAAGGCGTAGGTAGCTGCGATCATGCCGTCTGCTCGGTGAACCGTTGCAGAGAGGCCATATTTGTGTCGTGCGGCCAGAGCATTCAGCACCTTAGAGAACTGTGTAACTGCGGTAGGTGTACCGGCTACTCGGTGGCATTCATCCACGATGACACAGCCCCATGTGTCCTTATACCGGTCAAGGTCAAGACTGCACATGGTCTGAACCGTAGCGAAAGTGATACCCCTGCCAATGTGGACTCTTCCCTCAGTGATCGTGCCAGTCAGGTCAGGGTTCATATACATCTCAGCCCGGTTTTTACTTTGCAGAAGCAAATCCCTTGTATGGGTCAGCCACAGCGTCTTTTCGCCTATCTCACAGGCCAAGGCAATTCCAATCTGGGTTTTCCCTGAGCCAGCTGCACTTTGCAAAATTCCTTTCCCAGACTCCACCAGAGCGGCTTTCGCCTGTTCCTGATAATCATAGAGAGGGATGACACATTGGAAATCTACCGGCTCCTGCTTCGCAAATTTCATGGACACATCAATGAACGGGGATAGCCTTAGTACATCATTGAAGCAACCATACGGAAGAACCAGTGTGTTTCCATCCCATTCCATCAGGTACAACTTTTGGGGAGTGTTCCCGAGCCATAGGTTCATTCTGGCCTTTTTGGTGTAGTCCGGGTTTGCCAGCACCAGATTTTTCTTACACCACGCAATCAGTTCCGGGGATGGGTCTTCTATGCGAAGCCGGTTTGATACTACCATCCGCATTTCAACACCCACACTTCCAGAGGAAGTCCATACTGACGAATATCCGGTAGATAGATACATTTTCGGGTCAGCATGAAACTTTCCATGTCTGCCAGAGATAAGAACCGGATTTCTCCGTTTGTCAGGAGAAGAGCAAACCACCCTTCACCGTTTCCGGTTTCCCTCCATAACCTCATGGCGGAGTATTGATTTTCTTCAATCCGATCAAGACGGAAAATGTCTTTCTCGCATACCTTACAGTCAATGGGGTAGGTATAGCCGTGCCGAGCGGCAATCACATCGAAGGGCTGACCCTGCTTGTTCTGAGCGAGGTTGTGCGCCCAGAAGCCAAAATCCGAAAGCCTACGGCATAGTGTCTGCTCGAAGGAAGTGCCTACCTTGCGGTTATCATTGGTCATGGAAATCACTCTCCATTTCCGCAATGTGTACCGTCAGGTCGTGAACCTTGGCTTTCAGATCGGTAATAGACCTTGCCAGATTGTTTTCCCGCTCGGCCTGTTCTTCCCGTAAGGCTCGGAAATACCGGAGAGTGTCATAACCCATATATTTGTCAATCAGGTATTCGAGATCGTCAACAGAGAACAGGGTTTCGTTCTTTCCGTCTATCAGCGTAATAACCCTTGGGTATTGCATATCTTCTCCTTTCTCACCGCCCCTTCCGGGGCGGGATGATACGGGATTTTGGATTAAACGCAGAAGCCGAAGGACACACCATACGAGTTGCTGGCGTTGTTAATGTTGGCGTTACCCGAGTTGTTCACACGGCAGAAATTGGTGGTGTCGTCGCTATAAGGCGAACGCTCCCACCGCCAATCCCACTCACCGTTCTGCTTGCACTTCCCGTACTCGGTATTCTCCTGACGATACCAGTCATACCACTTACCCTCTCCGCCAATAGAGTAAATCTTCCGGCCAAAAATCTCCTGCTCAGAGAGAATGAACAGAGGGTCACTGGTCAGCCCGATCTTTTTAGAATTTCCACCAAGGCCGGTCTGCTTCGTGCAAGAGCGGATAACGGCTTTCAGGCTATAAGGGAGAAGAGTGGAAATTTCCTCATTCAGAACTCTCCGCAGCTTGGAAGCCTCCCAGCCGTCCTTGTTCGTCCACTCGTCATTCATGACATAATCATCGTTCAGGGTTTCCACGGTTTCAAAGGTGATCGGGAGAGGGTTCCCATCACTGTCCACATCATGGTAAAACCCGATAATACGAACCGTAATGGTCGTTCCATTGGTCAGGGGGACTTTCTTGGTATCACCCAGGGCAAACACCTTATCGGCCATGCCGGACTCGGCATACATAGCGATTTCCTTCCAAGAGCAATCGTCCAGTTTCATCTTCGGGAGATCAGGAATACCGTAAATCCGGCCATCGGCGGGAACCTTGCAACAGGGACAAACAGGAGGCTTCTGCATGGAGGCAATGACTTCTTTCTGGTAATTGATCGTCCGCTCCATGCGGTCAAACTCAGCTGCAAGCTGGGAAAATACATTCCTATTCATGTGAAAATCTCCTTTTCAATTTTCAAACATCGTGCTATAATTAGAGTGAGCATTTACGCTTGCCGTTCTCCGGTCTGCTACACCGGGAGCGGCTTTTCTTTTTCTGCATGGGGTAAAAGGCTCCGGCCAATTTGCAGAACACATAGAAACAAGCCAAGGCTAAGATCATGTGGATTGTCCCGGTGCCGAGGGATAACATATCCTGTTCCACAGCTCCGATTGTTCCATAGAGCCAGAAGAACGAGGCTACGGCTAAAAACCCAGATACTTTTCTCATGCAATCACCTCGTCCATGGCTCGGAACACATCAGACAGTTCTTCCAAACTTTCATACTTCGCTTTGAATACCTGCATATCCGCTTTGGCTTTCAGGAGCAAATTCGTTCTAAGTTCGTTATCCGACAGAACCCTTGAAATGCTTAGATAAGACCGGGTATCATTTACTTTGGTGTTCACAAAGGCTCTTACGGGAACGGACTCTTTTGAGGGTCTTTCCTCCACCACGGTTATCTGCCGGATGAAATATGCGGCCTGATCTTCTCGGTACTTTTCAGCTGCAACATTGTCATCCCATTCAAAGTCATCATGGAGGGGAGAACCAATCTCTCTGTTTGCGTCAAGCAGATTTTTGGGTGTAAGACCGCCTGTTTCTTCAAGCCGCCTCATTTGCTCTCCCGCCGCTTGTGGGTCTGCCTTAACACAAGCAAGCGGTTTCCATTGAAAAACCATAATTTTCCTCCTTTCTTCAAACTACCGTACCTTGGCCCACGGCACCCCGAGATAACACACCTGAACCAACCCCGCCTGCCGTGCCTAACACCACCATGCCTCACTTCACCTTGCCATAAGCGAACTCACCAAGCCTGCCTTACCGAAACTTACCTGAATTTACCTAAACCATCCTCGCCTCTCCAAACCTCACCTTGCCTGCCTTGAAAGAACCTTGCCTCAACTGACCAAACCTTACCTTGCGATAACAAACCGAACCATGCCTGCCATGCCAGATCACGCCACGCCATACCGAACCTTACCCTTACACGCCGTACCTGCCATAACTGAACACTCCATGCCTTGGCTCTCCACATTAGACCTTACCGGAACCCGCCTAACCTGCCGAGCCGTAACCAGACAAGCCTAAACTAAACGCACCTGAACTAAACACACCTGCCATATTCAGCACACATGGTATCTACCGTAATTTCCGCCCTTTTCCGGCCTCCACTCACCGATACCAACGGCAAAACCGCCAAGATTGAAGAGGTTACACAGCTGAGCCAGAGAAAGAACACCGGCGTTGTATTTGACAGTGAAGGTGATAGACCAATCAGAGAACTCAGCACGGTAGCGAATATCAGCCGTCCCCATGCCGACACGAACCATGTCCTCTCGAATTTGAGGAACCCCGTTGATCTCCACATACTCTTCGTCAATGTGAAAAGCTCCGTTCATCTCGACTTTGTTCTTAGTGACACCGGCTCTGAAACCAGCGGACACAGCAGAAGCCTTTACGCCGACAGCGGGGAAGCCAAATTTCGCTCCATTTTCAAGAGCCTTTTGAAATTCCTCCGGGGTATTGTGTTCGGGCTTGCCGGAAAGGAAGTAGATAGTATCGACAAAATCAGAGAAGGGGTCTTTTGCGTCATGCCCCTTAGTGGTAGCAACCTTCATCTGCTTATCCAACATCATCTTCTTAGCCTTTTCGCTCCACTTATGGACGATCAGGGGACTGTCACCCTTGATGGTGATGGTGGCCGTGCGAATGTCGATTGCCGGGATGGTGATGACTTCGGTTTCCTTTTTAACTGCCATTACTAATTCCTCCATTTATAGGTTTCCATTGATACTTCTTGCCATATTTTTGTTCATACCAACTCTCAAATGCTTTCCGGTGTTCTTCATCGGTGAAATACTCCCGGACTCTCTGAACCAGCAACAGGCTTGCGGCTCTGGCCTGAGCTTGCACCTCTGGTACAAACACACTCATGGCTCCTTACACGGCCCCATGCGCTCCTGATACTCTCGCAGAATGGAAAGGGAACGGCGAAGAATTTCATCCGCCTTACTACCAGTTCGGACACCGGCCAGTGTTGCCGACATTTCAAACTTATCGGTCATCAGTCCTTCATCGGACAACTGCCGAATGAGCCATGTGTAGGTCAGACTGAAACCTTCCACGAGGGTTCTGATCTGCTCTGCAATGCTGGTGCGCTCAGGTTCACTCAGCCGTACCACAGGTGCGTCAGGTGTCCAATAGGGGCGAGGGGTGGGGGTTGCTCCCATCGTGTTACCTCCCTTCATTCGATTTACAACAAAAGTTATAAATTATCCTTGCAAGGGAAACTCTCTTATGCTATACTGAACTTGCCACAGACCAATAAGCATTCGAGATTTCCTTTTGACTCAGGAGCCGAATTTCTTTTCAAAGAAGAGGAATTTGACCCCTCGGATTAGTGTTGCCTGTTTGTAACTTTCGTTGTTGTTATGAGTATAATCCCTATATGGTGAATTGTCAATAGGGAAATTAGGGATTTTTCAAAAAATTATTTGAGGTGCATACTATGACTTTTATTGAGAGGCTTGAACAATTAAGACAAGAGAAAGGTATTACCCGGAAAAAATTGCTGGAAGACTGTAAATTAGGGAAAAATCAATTCACTTACTGGGAGAAAAATAATGCCATTCCGACACCATCTGTATTGTTTGTTTTGGCCCGTTACCTCAAAGTTACGCCCGAGTATTTATTGGGAGAGAGTGACGATAAAGAAAAAGAAACAAGTGATATAGAGGCATTGCCTGATCTTGAACAAACTCTTTTGTTTTGCTTTGAAAATTGTGACGCAATGGGTCAAATGCGTATTATTCAACTTGCCATGAACGAACACGATAGAACGCAAAAAGAAAAAACAGGCTCTACGGGAGAGTCTGTTATCGGCTAAGGTCATAGAATTAGACAAATGGCGTAAAACACTGTAAAGAACTTGTGGGAGGCAATTATGGAAAAGAAAGAGATTTCTGAATTATTTGACCGATTTACCAATGAACCGGACAAAGAAAAGCGTCATGCCATGATCGACAATCTTACAGAGGAACAGGCAAAACTTATCCTGAAATCTATTGCCGATTTCAAATATAGAACCTCCCCGTTTTAAGAGGTGTGCTGTATGAAGAAGTTCAAATTCCCCATCGACCTGTCCATGCTGACAGAGGAAGAGATCAACCAATTCCGGGAAGACCCCTCCACTCTGTTTCAAGGCGAGATTGATGTATGTCTTTACCTCCGGTTTAGTTCAGAACGGCAAAAGGAACAGTCTATTGAAGGACAGCTACGGGACTGTATAGCCCATTGCAAACGGAAGAGTTACCGAATTGTAGCCATCTTCGTTGACCGTGCTACCACGGCCCGAAAAGATGTAGAGAAACGAGTCCACTTCCAAGAGATGATTACGGCCAGCGTACACCAGACATGGAAACTGGTCATCGTGTGGAAACTTGACCGCTTTGCCCGGAACCGGGAAGATAGTGCCGTCTTCAAAATGAGGCTCAGGAAGAACGGTGTCAAGGTTGAATCCGCCACCGAAGGTATTTCCAAAAACCCGGAAGGTATCATCTTGGAAGCCGTCTTGGAGGGTATTGCTGAATACTACTCCGCTGACCTCTCCCAGAAGATCACCCGAGGCATGAGAGAGTCCGCTTTGAAGTGTCACAGCATAGGAGGCCATGTTCCCCTCGGCTACAAGATTGAAGATCACAGACTGGTCATCAATCCCAATACCGCTCACATTGTCCAGGAGGCTTTTGAACTCTATGCCAATGGAGAAACCGTGGCCGATATTTGCCGTATGTTCAACACAAAAGGCTACCGGACAGCCAAGGGAGCCGAATTCAACCGGAACAGTTTCAAATCCATGTTCCGAAACAAACGGTATATCGGGGTCTATACCTACAAAGAGATCGAGAAGGAAGGTGGTGTTCCAGCGATCATCGACAAGGAACTATTTGAAACCGTCCAAAGACGGCTCTCAGCCAATGCAGAAGCCCCGGCAAGGGGCAAGGCTAAGGTAGATTACCTCTTGGCCGGAAAACTGTTCTGCGGCCATTGTGGAGGCTCTATGAACGGGGAAAGCGGCACCAGTAAGACCGGAGCCATTCACCATTATTACTCTTGTTATTCAAGAAAGCGACACCACTCTTGCGATAAGAAGCCTCTCAGGAAAGAGTGGATTGAACAGATCGTGGCTCAGGACGCTATGGAGCTGCTGACCGATGACGCTATTCAGGAAATGGCTGATATGGCAATCTCCCAAACAGAAAAGGACTTGCGGGAAAATACTCGCATTCCTGAACTGTCCGAAAGGATGAAGGAAACTGAGAGCGGTATCGCCAATATCACAAAGGCCGTGGAGAAAGGCATTGCCTCTGACGCTCTCATGAGCCGTCTGGTAGAATTGGAGAAAGAAAAGAAAAATCTTCTCCGGTTGATAGCCGAAGAAGAGAAGTATGTCTGTAAAATCGACAGAGATCAGATTGTCTATTGGCTTACCAAATTCAAGGACGGCAACATTGAAGACGAGAACTTCAAGAGGATTATCATTGATCTCATGGTAAACTCAGTCACAGTATGGGACGAGCCTGACAGCTTCCGTATTACCACCGCATATAATCTAACCTCCTGCAAAAACAAGACTTTCCGAATACCCTCTTCCCCTGATAAGGGGTTCGGATTTGAGGGGTTAGATTCCACCAAATGAATGACCCTATCCGATCTGAACAAATGCATGTCATTGTTTGGATTGGGTAGGGTCAATTTATGCCTGAACTTTTTGCACTGCAAGGAGGTCAGGATTTCCTATAGTTCTTGCCTTGTGTCATCTGCAAAATACAGATAGGACAAAATCAAAATACAAAACATGTAATCGGCCGGATACGAACCCCTGATATGTCAGCAAACCGCTCCCCCTGACTTGCTGTTCATGAATGCCTCTTCCACCCGACAGGGTATGCGGTTTTTCAACGTGCGATGCGGCCGCTGTGTGTTGTAAAGCTCGATGTACTCGATGCAGGAGGCAAGACATTGTTTGAAGTCTGCCTCGGAGGTATAATCCTTCCGGTAAAGCTCCTGCATGAGATCCTCGACCTTCAGGGTGGAAATCGGGTCCAGAGCGGAGGTCGGCTCGTCCATGAGCAGGATG